CGGCCCGCAGCGCCTGCGCAGGCGCATCATTGCCGCCGGTCTCCAGCGCATCGGCAGGCAGGAGCGCATCGCAGAACCCCTGATCGACAGCATTCTGCCCGCCGATCCAGGTCTCGCGATCCAGCATGTTTGCGAGATCCACGGGCGCGATGCCGGTGCGAGCGGCATAGATATCGACGGCCGTCGCGTCGAAAGGCTCAAGCCATTCGGCGACCTCGCGCAGAGCGTGGCGATCCCCGGCCGACATGACCCATGTGTTATGGATCATCAGGAACCCGGCGCGCGCGATCCGCACCTCATCCCCTGCCATCGCGATCACCGAGGCCGCCGACGCGGCAATCCCGAGAATATTGACCGTGACGCGCTCGGGATGCTCGCGCAGGAGGTTGTAAATCGCGAGCCCCTCGAAATAATCGCCGCCAGGTGAATTCACATTGACCGTGACCGGGCGCGATCCAATGTTGCGCAAGGCGGCCGAGACCCGTTTGACGCTCACCCCATCACCCCAGATATCGGCCCCAATCGGGTCAAGGATCGAGATCGAGGCGGCATCCCCCTCGCCCGCCGCGCGAACGTCCGGGCTCCACCGCTGCAGCGCCTTGTGAGAAATATCACTCGTGACACCAGGGCGCGCGGAAACGCGCACCCGTGGCAGGGTCTTCTTATCCATCTGGATCACTCCGCTTTTGTCAGTTGGTCGAGGCCCGCCAGCGCGGTCTGCGCGGTCAATGCATCCGCCGCCCCGCCGCGGCGCGGCAGGTTGAGCTTGTCGCGGCTTTCGTCGCGGCTCATGATCCCGTTTGTTGTCATCTTGGACAGGAAATCGCCCTTGGCCTTGCTGTCCATCTGCAGCATCGCCTCGCGATTCCACTCGGCGTACCACTTGCCGCGCTTGGCGAGCGGGATCAGGTCGCGCGCGATCCGCTGCTCCATCCGCCGCAGAAGCGGGTTGATCCCAAGCGTGAGCCAGGCGAGCATGATCGCCTCGACCCCCGAGCCCCACATTGTCTGCCCCTGCCCTGCATGCCCGATCACGACCGGCGGCGTGCCGAACCACCGACACACATCCTCCACCTGAAACCGGCGGGTCTCCAAAAGCTGCGCATCCTCCGGATTGATCTGCAGCTGGCGGTATTTCAGGCCCGCCTCGAGCGTCATGATCTTTCCAGCCCTGTCGCTCGAGACGTAGGTTTGCAGGTGTTTTTGCAATTGCTCGCGCTGTTCAGGCGTGAGCGTGTTCTCCGATTCCAGCACCCCCGATGCCATCAAGCCGTTGGCAAACACCCGCGCCGCCGTCTCATCAGCTGCAATGGCAGATCCGAGGCTCTGCACCCCGTACTTGATCGCCGAGAGGCCGAGCCCGTCACCCGCGCCAAAGCCTCGAATGTGAAACACCTTTTCGGGCGGCAGCACATAGCTGCGGCCGTTTTCATACACCCGGTAATTGAACCGGCCGTCATCGCGCCGCTTGGGCGTGACGTTGAACAGCGGGCGCAGGCCAACCAGGCGATTGCCGATATAGAGCTTTTCCGAATAGCCGTTGCCCTCAAGCAGAAGGGCCGCGCCGTTCCCCTCCCAATATTCCATTGCGGTCTGATCCTGCCCCGGCGCAACGGTCAGGATCTCGGCAAGATCCGGCTCTATCCGAACCCGCGTGCCATCGCTCTGCTTTTCATAGATCCCGAGCGGCAGAGATCCGACAAGCTGCGCATTGCCCTTCACACAGGACCATGCGGCAGAAAGCGACAGCGCCGATGTGCTTGAGACCGATTTACCGGCCTTGCTTACGCGCCCCAGGCTGCTCAGCGGATCGCCCCCGGAGAGGTTGACCCATCCGCTTTCCCCCTCAGAGAGGGCCATCTGCAGCCCGAGCCGCGCGCCGTGCCAGGCGCCTTTCAGTGCCCGCCCGATCATGCCACCATCACCGGATTGACGAGGAACCCGGAGAGATCCTTTTTTGTCGCCTCGGGATTGAGGCTCATCAGATACACCGCATCAAAAACCGCCATCAGCGGATCGATCTTGCCAGCGCCTGAAATTGCTTTCGTGACGATCACAGCGTTACCCCTTGCTTCCGTCTTGGCATTGCCGACGCACCAGCCCATGAGAGGCTGACCGGCGTGGCGCAGCGATCCGTCAAAAAGCTTGCGTTCCGTGCCCTTGATTGCGCCGTTGAGCTTGTAGCCCTGCGTGACACTCGCGAGCGTGTCGTGCGGGATGCCCGCCACCTGCAGCGCGTCGACAATTGCCGCGACCCCCTCGGGATCAAGGCCGATGCCGCCCCGCTCGGGCAGCAGCCCCGCCTCGAACACCTGCAGCACGATTGCGACCAGCTCCTCGATATCCTGCGTCGGTGCCGTGCAGATCGTGAGCGCATCCTCTTTGGCGAGATCCTGCAGCCGCGCGGCGATGCTCTTGCGCCGCACCAGCACCACGGAATGCGCCCAGGCCGCGCACCACACCCGCCATTTTTTGGTGACCTTGTGCCGCCCGAGCACCGCGAGGCCGAGAAGGTCATCCATCCCGCCGCCGTCGATCCCGACCGTGCAGACCTCAGAGCTTTCGAGCAGCGCCGCGAGATCAAGCTCGGGCTCCGCCGCCGCCTCCCAATAGGTGCCGCCGATCCATCGCGACAGATGCGACCCCATGCCGAGCTGGATATTCAAATGCTGCGACGCCCACCGGGCAAGCTCCTCGGGACTGTCCTCAAGCGCCTTGTGATAATCGGGGATCAGCCGTTCGATTGTGATCGAGCGCCCGAGATTGGGCAGGACCGCGCCCCAGATTTTCGGATCTTTCCAGGGCTCACCCTTGTCGGTCTGCAGCGCCTCGGGAAACTCATACAAAACCGGCAGCGTGCGCACATGCTCCGTCACCAGCCCGTCGCGCACCCGGCGCGCATATTCGAGCTCGGATTTGAACACCCCTTGCGGGATCTCCTCGCTCTGCGTTGTGATGAACAGCAGCAGCGAAAGCGGGTTTGTGATCATCCCGCCCCGGATCTGCCCGATCACCCGCGATGCAAAGTGCCGCGCCGCCATGACGTGCAGCTCATCCATGATCGCGAAGGCCGGAATGCCCCCGGTCACAACAGCCGGATCAAAACTCTTGACCTCGAGAACCGCGTTGAGCGGGCGCCCGGTCTTGGGATCGGGAAAGAGATCCTTGATCTGCTTTCGATGCTCGATCACCTTGAACCGCTTTCTGAGCCATTCATCGGCCTCGATCATCGCCGCCGCCTGCGCGAAACACGTCTCCGCAACCTTCTGCGTCGGTCCGATGATCACCCCCTCGATATTCGGCGTCGTGTTCATCTGCATCGCGACAAGGCCGAGTGCTGCGGCGTTGGTGGTCTTGGCGTTCTTTTTTGGCACCAGCGTGAAGATCTCGCCGACCTCACGCGCGCCGGTTTGCTTGTTCACCGATCCGAAGGCGGCGCGCACGATATCCCGGATCCACTCGCCCGCCTCCTCGCCCATTGTGGGCTGGCCGGGAATGTCGGGGATCACCAGCTTGTCGAACAGGGCGACCGCGACCTCGGCGAGGTTGTCATCGAGATCGAGCGCCGGGATTGGGGTCTCGCCGCGCTGCAGCTTGGCCCACCAATCGGGACAGGCGAAATTCATTGCGGGCGGATCCGATCATAGAGATCACCATATTCGGCGTCCGGCTTTTGCGCACCCTCAAGCCGCTGCTCTTTCTTGCCAATCGGCGCAGGCACATCCTTGCCCGCCTGATCCTCTTGCGCCTTGCCCTTGGCTTTCGGCGCAGGCGGCGCGGTGCGATCCATCCGATCCTGCAGCGCGCGCAGGCTCGGCACATGGCCCTCGCGCGTCCGGCGCATCAACACGTCAAGGCACAGCCCCTCGACAATCAGCGCGCCGCCAGAGAGCTCACGGGAAAAATTAGCGCGCAACGTCTTGGGATCGCACCCCAAAGCCTCGGCGATCCGCTCCTGAGACCAGTTTGCCGCCGCGCGAACTGCCACAAAGTCCTGATTTTCCTTATTTTTCTTGAAGCTTGGGCGGCCGCGACGATCCCGCAGGGGCTCAAGCGGATTGCCAAAAAGGTCCATTTCGACCGGCTGGCGTGAAATTTCATCTGTCATGGGGAAAAAAATCTCCGACTTAGAGCATCACAGGTCAGCAGGCGTGGGCTTTTCTGACTTTTGACCCACCCCCCCGTGGGGGAGCGGACAGGATCAGGCGTGTCGCGCCCGCTCTTGTTTCTGTTTTTCGCTGTCGTGCCAGGCTTTGCTGACCGCCTGCAGGTTGTCCGCATCCCAGAAAAGGGCCGGATCGCCCTTGTGTTCGAGGATGTGATCGCAGACCGGCGCGTTTGGCGCGGGTTCCTTGCCGACCAGCGCCACGCCGGTTTGCTGGCAGACGTAGCCAGCGCGCGCGAACACCAGGCGGCGCAGCTTTTGCCAGCGTTTGAGGTTGTACCAGGCGCGCCACGGTTTGAGCTGCGCGCGCTCACGCTCTTGCGCTTTGGTGTCACCGACCACCGTGCCGAGGCGCGGCTTTGGCACCGCGAGGCGGCTTGGCATGGTGGTCAGACGCGCCATAAGGGCCTCGCTCGACAGTGATGATGGGATTTAAACGCGAAGCGCCCGGCAGTGGTGTGATCCACTCCGGGCGCAATTCGGTCGAGAGAGTTATGTCAACAGATTGAGATATTCGTCAAGCAACTTTCTGGACGGCACAAGAGGCCAAGCACATTGGTGCAAACTAGAAGAGGGCCTCACCCCTACCATACCGGCATACTGGCTTCTTTGACGTCATAGGCCGCCGAAACTTAGTGCGGTGCGTCATGCGTTTTCCGAACGCAGAAGCGCCTCAGAAGCGACATCGGTGTCATGGGCGTCGCCGACGGGCAGCGCCTTATAGTCGTCACCCATCATCATCCTGTAGTGACCACCGTGATCTGATTCTTCGAAAATTCTCTGAAACACCTCTAGGTAACGATCTACCTGGCCCAGATCGCAGGTCATGTAGAGGTCATCCGTGGCGAAGTGCGATCCGTCATTCACCCACGAGACTAGGGTGCTACAGATCATTTTGTCTTGGCCGTCAAACTTTGCGATAATGTCCTCAGGAGTAACGCCTCCGTAGAATTTGAAATAGTGCTCGAGGATTCTACGCATGACGTTCTGGATAGCCGTGTCCGAAGGCGGCTTCTGCCTGACCTCTCGCCAAAGAAGTTCATAGCTCGACTTGATCGGATTCTCAGTAAATCGCACGAGCAACGATCGCTGCGATGATTTGCGAACGACCCAGAATGTCTCGTCATTTCTTGCCTTGTCGGCGCTCCGCTTCTTGTCGAACGTTACCTCCTTGTGGAAGTATATATTGTGCGTGAGAACAAAGACCTGCTTGATCGCACTGGCGCCCGTTCGCATTTCTGCGATGATTATCTTTATTAAATTGCAGACAATGAAGAGAATGTCTGCATCAAGGCTCGAAACAGGGTCATCGAATACAACAATCTTGTCATTAGTTCCGCCGCTCGAACTAAACGATCCGCCAACAAGATAATAGAAATATAGAAATGTTATGAAAGACTTTTCTCCTTCGCTTAGTGTTCGTTTCGCGTCACTCCCATCAGAACGCTTAACTTCATAAAAACCACCCCCCAAGCTTTCAGCGAGGTGGAAGTTGGTGAATCCAAACGACTTCAGAAGCTTATTGATAACGTCAATCGTTGGCTTGATGCTGGTGATTCTCCGCTCGTTCTCTTCTATCTCTTCTTGCTTGGCGTCAAATTTTTTTGTTTCCGTTTCTATCTGGCTCTTTAGTGAGGTTATCGCTTTGTCGAGCCCACCGGTTTCACCTTTGAATTTATCGTAAATCACCTTTGTGTCTTCGAGCAGTCTCTTCCAAACCTGCGAAGTCAGATCTTTCTTTCTGGCCGCAAGATTGTTGATGGTATCGTTGTTGGCTTTGACCTTGTTGTTGGCCGCTATAACGTGGGCGCTCACCGCCACGAGCAGCGGGGCTGTATCAGTAAGCGTTGCTGGGGCGCTAGGCTCTTTCCGCTTCGCCATGACGTGCTCAACGTTACTATCGAGAGCCAAGTGAAGGGCTGCGACATCCCTCTCGAAGCCCTCGCGGTCAAGGTAGGGTGATTCAACAATGTCGGACACCCTGTAAGCCGTCAGTAGGTCTCTCACTGCACTGGTATAAACGGCAAGCAATTTGTCGATAGCCGCGAGGTCGGCAATGTAACTCTCGTCAAAATACGCTTCCAGACTCTGCCTGAAGGCTGCATCTGTCTTTTGCTGGCAGAAAGGGCACTGATCTTCCAGTTGATTGAAATATTGCCGTCCTTGTTGCACCCAATCGCTGTTGCCGAGCTTTTCGATTAGCGCGGCGATGTCTACGTCTTCTTTGCCTATGATCTTCTTCTTGAGAATGGCAGAAGTTTCCAGCAATGAAATCTTCGAACTATCCTGAACGGGTAAGAAAGTTGCTTTGGCCAGCGACCCCGAGAACACAGTCGCGGCATCTTCACGAAGCTCTGAAATATCCCTTACTGTAGCGCCGTTACTTGACGCTTCTGTGAGAAACCGCTCGCAGAAATTCTTCTTATTTTTGTTGAGCCCTGTAAATGCCGTATCCAAGTCATCAAATTTTTTCTTTGCTCCCCAAACATCTTCCACAAGCTGAGCTGCGAGAATTTCTCGCTCTTTCGTCTTCCCACTAAGTCCGTCCTCACCGCTAAGGTTATTACGAAGGCCACTAAGCTTCGCTTTTATTGTATCGGCTTCGCCCTTGAGCTTCTTGATCTTCTCGGCGACCTCAACGTTTCCTCCGAACGTATAGATGCCCTTGATACTGCTTTCCGCATCGAAGTGGTTCTCGACAAAATTCTTGTTGTAGACGCGGGTTTCCAGTGGACTTCCGCCCGCCCAAGTTATTTGGCAGTCAGGGAAATTTCCAGAACCTTCGACAATTCGGGAAACCGTTGTCTTGCCGGATCCGTTCGAGCCGAAGATGAAGTTGAGTTTTCTCAATCCTTCGAGCTTTGTGCCTGCGGCATCGTATGCGCCTTCATTGGCTAAATTAATACTTTCGATCAATTAGACACCTCGCAGTTTTAAATTTTAATTGGCCAAGCATATGGCTAAACACGTATCATTCAGCCCACGTGATACTTCCGCAGAAATCGTGCAGCCACGGTGTGTCTCTCGGCGAGCGTAGACGATTTAGGGAAAAATCCGAGAAAAAAATGCTTTGTTTATAAAAGGCACCTCTTAGTAGCTGCGAACTGTAACTTTGCACACTAACGATAGGAGTGCAGTGGCCTGACAGGTTTGCGGTTCTTATCCCTTCGCGCTGGACGCGGCGTTTGCCGTGTCAAATAGCAACCGACCAAAGAGGGTGGCTATTGCTGTTCGCCGTGCCGGGTGCGAAGGTCTGCTCTAGATCGACGCAGCACCAAGGCGCGACCTGCACCAAAGGGCTGCCTGCCGCCTCATGCCCACACACCACAACCCGGCTGTGTCGCCCTTCGCTAAGAATTTGGACGCTGCGCTGCCGCAAGTCCGGTCCGAGCCCTCATTGACCGTGGTGAGCGTGAACCTGTTCGCAGCTGCAGCATGAGACAGTCTAGCGTGGACGGCCCATCGTCGCCGGTCAGCAGCCACCAGATGCTGGAGCGCGGCTTACTCAAAGCGATCTTCGGCGCTCGTCGATGCATGATCGGACTTAGCTGTTTGCAATTGAGGCCGAGCCGCTGTTCGGCGGCCGTGTCTATCAGTTGCTGCTCCAGACGCCGAGGAATGGCTGGTGCCCATAGGAGCTTCGTCGAACAAGCCCACAACAACCAGTGCTGATCTTGCACTACTTGGCGCGATAGGGACTATGGTGCCGAAGGCCGGAGAGAGTAAAGATGAGCTTGATTGATGACTACTGGGACATTGAAGACAATGTCAGCGCACTTGAAGCAGTGCGGAAGTCCGGCCGAGGACAAGAGTTCGAGATTTATAGGTCTTTGATCGCCAAGGGCCGCGTCCTGCTGCCCTATTTGAGCGCTGAAGGCATTGCGTTCGGACCCTCTCGCTTTCTGGGATACAAGGACAACACTGTCGCTAAGCATGCCAAACGAGAGCATCGCAACGGTCGGGAGACAACGCCTCGGATACGACAGGTGCTTGCTCAGGAATTCGGGTTCACCACATGGAACACTTCGGACGCTGTGGCCAACGATCACTTTTTACGGTTTTGCTCGGCGCTCGACGTGAAACCTGATGATGTAGCTCGCACCTTTTGGATCACACCGGAAATCGGTGACTGGTTGGCTGATAACTCTGCGGATGCCCGGGGCGCGACAAGCGAAAATACCGAAAGAAACAAATCGTTGGAGGACGAGGTTAGAGGGAATATGTCTCTGCCGGAGACCACTCGCAATTCGATGATAAAGGCGCGAGTGGGACAGGGTCTGTTCAGACGCCGCGTTCTGCAAGCATACGACAAATGCCTGATCACGGGTCTGGCAGAGCACAGACTGTTAGTTGCGTCTCACATAAAGCCGTGGCGTGATTGTCGTCATGATCCGAAGCAATGCCTGAACCCGAACAACGCGCTGCTTTTGTCACCTACGTGGGACGCATTGTTCGATAAGGGTTTTGTAAGCTTTTCGGATAAAGGCAGACTCTTGCTGTCCGAGCGCTTGCAAAAAAAGTCGCGGCTGGCCTTAGGGGTCGAAGATCTCAGAGTCGCGCTTACCGAAGGACAAGCGTCGTACATGTCGCACCACCGTTTACTTCACAAATTCGAGGACGCGCTTTGACGGCACTTACCAGCGTCGACTGTCCGTGGGCGGAGGACATTTTCGATATTGTGGAGTGGAGAGGCAATATTCAGTCAAGCCACATGTGGTCTGTTTTTCTCTCATATGGTGCCTAATAGGTTCCCAAGAGCGCCCGCGACGCCCAATTTCGCTATCTCGCGCTTTCTTCCCTGACCAGAGTATTTATCACCCTCAAGAAATTCTCCAAGGGTTCCGTTTAACGGAGAGGGATGACCAACATGGACGAAGATGCGAGGGCCAGCGCGAAATACGACAGGCGAAAGACTTGGATGCTCTGCATATGCCTGGCCAAAAACACCTTTCATCGTCTTGTTAACAACACTCATATATTGTTCATCGTTACCGAGAAGCACTACGAGCCGCGTTCTTCGTGACAATCCTCCGAGATGGCAGGTAATGCACTCGGAAAGCCAAGCGTTCACTTCGGGCCGTTTCATCGCCGGGATTACTTGCGCGCTGCTTGCTCCGTAGGTGCCGTCAGGCTTCCGTCCGGTTAAAGAACAGCGCAGTATCGACGCCCAGCCGTAAGTCAGCTCCGTCTTCTTGATCCGACTGTAGAGGCTCTTTGCGCTCGGCATCAGCCCTACTGCTTGGAAAACTCTTAGTAGGCGAGGTCGAAAACCCATGTATGGGACGTCATCATAATCGCCGTTTTTCCAGCTTTCTGACATTGCCTCACTTTGGGTATTCCCCTTGGACATGCCCAAAACGAGGATCCTTGGATCCGAAGCGCCCCAATAGCCTGGATCGTTTACAAACTTACTTCGCTCTTCATCGCAGAATTTCTGAGTTTCTTTTGAATTGTTCCAGCACAGTCGGCATTCCATTGGTCCATGTATCATTATGCTTCACCACACTTCCTGCAAGCTGCCAGCTTCGCATCGGTTTCGGATGGCTGCAACTTCGCTAACGAAGGGGATTGTCGGACAGCACTCTACCCCGTTTTGCTACTTTGCCTTGAGGAACGCCTGTCCAACACATTCCCGGCGCGAAGACCCAGAAACTGCTGAGGTTTCTTTTACAAACCGAAGGTCCGCCTTCCACATCTATGCGTGGATAGGCCTACATTGGAGCGAAGGTCCGGTGCAGACGGTCGGGTATTCTTGAATGATGCAGCTGCGGCGACAGGCAGCTTCTGCGCGCGGCATCGCAGCGTGAAAAGTCTCCTGATCGCTTCAAAAGGCTGAGTTTGCAGTGACAGCTCCCCGCGCTTTCCGGTCACCCGCCGCGCCAAGCACGAACAACCGTTTCCCGTTTCCAGATCCGATCTGGGTCAACGACGTGACACGACGGTCAGCTTTGCCTGACATCTGACATACGCCATGGCGCTGCCGGTGGCATCTGCTCGGTGACTTCAAACGCCGTGAGGCCACCATATACCCGGAACGTGTCGCGCAACTCCAGCAGCGCACCCCACCAGGCAAGGTAGTCCCGGCGTGCAGCTGCGATCTCGCGCCCGGTGTTCACGTAGGTCACCGAGCAGACGACCAGGTCCACCCGCCGCAGCCCCTTGCGCCCCATCACCTCAACGGATCCAGCCACCTCTGTCTGGGCAAATGCACCGTGTTTGCACGAGCGCCAAGCAACCGGCACGCAGCGCGGCCGGTCATCCTGGTGCCAGTCAGGCGTGAGCCCGGAACGTGCAAGCTCGGCAATCCAGAGCGCCACGCGCCGACCACCATGGCCCTGCGGCAAGGCGGCCAGCGCAGAGGCAACGGCATCGGCATCCGGATGCGGTTCTGACCGTCCGCCGCCGTCGACGCGACAGCCAAGCTTGGCGCGCTCGATCATGATGTACTCCATGCCCACGCCAGGCGGCGTAGCGCCGGACACCGATGCAAGTTCATCAAAGTCGAGCGAGGCAAACTCGCGCTGAAAGGCCCAGGAAAGCAGCTGCTCGATCGACGCCCGCGTGCGCTGCTTGCCGCGCCCGGGCCGCACCGGTGCAGGAATACGCGCGTGCATCATGCCGCATCCTCCGCTTTGCAATCCATGACAGCCTCGACCCGCGCCGTGATCTGCGCCACCAGCGCAAGCCGCGCCATGTCCTGCGGGTCGAGACTGCCACGTTCGGCCAGCAGCTGGGCCAGCCGACGGTCAGCCGCTGCCGCATCACGAATACGGCGGTGCTCGCCATCGTTCAGCGGCGGGCGGTGGTGACGCGCGAAGAATTCAAATTCATTCACCAGCACACCCTGCAACCGGGCGCGCGGGCCCTCGACAGACCGGAACCAGCTGACCAGGTTCGGCAATTCCTCGACCGGGCGTTCGCACACGACATGGGCAAAGCTCAGAATCGGGCCGCGCCGCAGCCATTCCTTGCGCAGCTTGCCCTGCCCCTTGGCCCGCAGCATCTGGAACAGCGTGGCCAGATCATGATCACTGAGATAGGCGAGATCATCGCAAAGCTTCACCAGCTCCGCCGCCCAAGGCTCGGCCTTGATCTTGCTCGGGCGCTGGTATCCCAGATCGTCCAGTGGCGAGATCAGGAGGCGCCTGACCCGGTCCCGGTTCGTCTCTTTCCGTGCGGCTTGATCGGTCATGGTCACCTTCCCTTTTCTCAGCATGCCTGATTTCGGTCTGTCGCGACGCTTCTGTCTGCGCGCCGCAATCTGTCTTTTCGTTTCCTGTCTTTTCCTGTGGTTGCAGACAGATAGATTTCAAATGTCGGTCACATGTCTGTCTATCTGTCCGGACATGTCCGTATCTGTCCGCAGACACATACGGACATGTTGTCAGGAAGTGGGTGGTTTGCGAAAGAACCCGGCGCAGACCTTTTCAAGGCACGCCTGAATCGCGCCGTGCAGCTGGTCCTGAGTTCTTTTCTTGTTGCCCTCGGCCTCCATCGCCTCGCGGATGTGGGCATCGACCCAGCGCACCTGCGCGGGGTCCATCGCAATCGCGGGCGCCAGCCCGGCCAGCGTTTCCGCCAGGCGCACCAGCCGCCGCTGGGTTGAGGCGCCGTCGGTGCGTGCAGAGTTCAATTCCTTTCGGCTCAGCGCGTTGATGACCACGCGCGTCACCGTGTCGTGCATCAGGCGGACGTCACCATTGTCACAGACACACCGCTTCCAGCCGTAGAGGACGCCGAACTTGAGATCCGCAAGCGCCGAGAAATGCAGGGGATCAACCGGCGGCTGCACCATGCGCGCCAGACGCGTATGATCCACCGGCAGCTGATGAGCGACAACCACCATGGCCGGTGCCGACAACCAGCTTGGCCGGTGGGGCTGAA